CTCCGATTCAACCGTCGGTTGTTTGTTTTTTTTCAAGCGAGGATGTCGATTTTTTTAGATACTCGGTTGCGTAAATTGGCGAGCATATCGCGCTCGGTCATGCCTGTAGCCCAATGCGGACGTAGCTGATAGTGCGGTTCGTCAACAAATTTCCAGTCGCCGCCCCATTCCATGCCGAGCGACTTTCCAAGCGTGCCAAGCTCGTGATACAGCGGATGCTCGCCGCAATACTCTTTTCCGCGAAAAATGCCGATATCGAAAGCGATGCCGAAATTGTGATTGCTGTGACCGGCGGCGGCGTTCGTTACCTTTTTCCCTGGCGTTGTCCGGCCCCTTGCAAAGAGCGCATCCTGATCCATGTAACTCCGAGTTCCGCTGATGATCTTAACGTCACATCCAACCTTCGCGCAGATAGTCTTTGCCACGCCCAGGAAGGCCCGTGCGGCCTTTTGCATCGCTGGGTGCAGCGTTGCAAGCTGAATCTCCGAGCGGTCGTCAAACGTCATTTTTTTAGCGATGGTATTTCTGGTAACTCATAGCAGAATGTTCCGTAATCCGTTTTGACGCATAAAGCCGGATTATTGAATCCAGCGCATGAAGTCAGGAACGCCATTCCAAGAAACGCAAATGAAAGAATGATCATCCATAGTGCAATTTTCTTGGCGTTCATTTTCCTTTTCGTATCACGTTTATTAAACCGACTAAGCCCAGCCCTGCGGCAATGATCTGCGCCTGCAACTCCGGCGATAGATTTACGCCTGCCGCTGTTGCGATTAAAATCAGCCCTCTCCAGGTCGAGTTCTGCGAAAGTGAGTCAACGATTGTAGATAGTATTTTCATGGTTTTTTAGCTTTCAACATTTTATAGAGCGATACCGCACCGATGCAAATTCCAAGGATGAGAGAGAGAACGCGAAGCCAAGCCTCGGCCTCGCTGAACGAGATTAGAACAGCCGTTGCGGGTGCGGACGTGCCAATGAATGTATGAAAAGCGTGGCCGTTCATTAGCTCAAGCCGCCTTGGCTGATGAGTTCTTCGGTGAGCGTGCAGGCTTGCAGAATGATCGTGCTCCGCTCGCCTGCGGTTGTTAATTCGATCTCGATCTCGGTCGTGACCGAGGTTGCATTCAACAACAAATCGCGAACGCCGAACGTATTAAAATCGACAGCGGCGGTCTTGCCTGGGGCCGCGCTCAAGCCGCTCTGGACTTGCAATGTTGGCAAGTCGGTGAATCCCTTGTCGCCGCTGAAATTGATGTCGTAGTAACTATTCTGAACTCCGACAACGGTCGCGTTCCCTGCGCCGATGCTGTCGAGTGCTTGCAAGGCTGTTTGAAGTTGTGCTGCGGTCGTGCTGGCGTCGAGTTGGTCGGTCTGACGCAGAACGGTTGTGGCTACGCTGCCCGTTGTCACCGTGCCTGTGCCGGTCGTGATCGCGACGGCCCCCGCTGTTACGCCAAGCAAAAATTCATTGGTTTGCGGAATCGAGCGGACGAAGTATTGAAGCCCTGCCGTGTAGCCAGTGAGAGCGGTGAATCCTGTTAGAACCACTGGTTGGGCGAGCGTCAGTCCGTGGTTACTCGCCGTGATGAATACGCCATCCGTGACCGTGCTGGCGATGTCCACATTGTAGGTCGGAACCGTAAAGCGATAGCTGCCGAGATACGGAGCGCGTGAGAATGTCACGCGCTGAATTTCGTTGTTTAGCGTCGATCCGGTGAGCGTGGTTGCGACGCTGACGGTCATTGCCGTTCCGAGATCAGTCCACGTTGGCTCGTAGACTGCGGGAGCGAGGCGAAGCTGAAGCTCTTGGATTTCGGCGTTGGTGGCGTCTCCGACAAGCCGCTCGTCAATAAGCGCGGTTGTGGTCGGAATGAGTCGAGCGAAGTTCCCTGTGATCGCGCCCTGCGTGCCTGCCGAGTTGAACGAGATGACAAAGTTTGTCGCCATCGTGCCGTCGACGGATACCGACCCTGCGGCGGTAATTGTCGAGAGTGAGTTGAGCGCGGACGAGATCGCGCCTGCGGTCGCGCTGAATCCGATTGCTCCGCTGGTTTGGCCGCCGAAGGACAATGTAAACGTGCCTGATGCTGGGACGCCTGTCCTGCTTCCTACGCCGAATTTCACGTCCGTTCCGGTGTAGTCAATCACGTTGAACGGAGTTTCGATATTGTTCGTTGCTTCTAGAAAATACAGGTTGATCGCGCCGTTGTCGCCCTTCACGAATTGTTGCGTTGTCGCCGGTGCAAGGCTCGTCAAGCTCGTCGCCAAGCGGCGGTTGGTTGTGTCAATAAAAAGATCGCGTGCCATTTAGTTGGCAGGTTTGTCAACAGCTTCCCATTTGCCTATCGGACACGCCTCGGTTGCCATGCGGAGCTTTGCCCATGTGCTGCACCCGCACTTGCGACAGCGGCCCGTGGCGTTCAAGGCGGCGGCGTCCCATTCGGGACACGCTCGGCACGTTGCTTCGCGGGTGGCGAGGGCTTCTGGTGGCGTGGTCGGTGCGCCGTGGCGGATGAAATTAAAAGCGGAGTTTTTGAATTGGAAAATGCGTTCGATGCCTTCGCGTTCTCCGAATCTTTTTACAAAGTTTTCGCGAAATCTTTCAAACTCGGTCATGGCACCTCTGAAATTGTTAATGTCCAATCGGAGCAAGTTGCGGCATTAGCAATACAAGCATCGTACATTGCAGAAGTCCCAGTGTCAGGATCATAATCCGGATAGTCCTGCGGACTTCCACAAGCATAGTCATCAACCACATCATGAGTTCCCGTTGGGTTTACCGCAAAAATAAAACAGCTAAATTTATTGCATGTATTTCCCTCACCTGTCGGGCCGCCATTATAAATATTGCCAACCCACAACTCATCCCATTCGCACCCCGGAGGATCGAAAATATTGGCGCGAGCAAAATAAATTGAATAACCGTCTGCTGTTTGTGCTGAAAAAATCCCGCACGCATCCATTACTGTATATGAAACAATTGATGACCATGAAACTGCGGTGACTGCGATTTTTTTGCCCTTGATCTCAGAGGGTAATGGACAACACGTTGAACAACACGCGCAATTCACAGCGCGAAGGCCGCCGCCTTCTTCGTCGGTTTTGATTTTAACTGCGCCGGATGGTGTTCGGCCTAGGATCATATTAGCATTCCTCGGTGGCGATCCATTGTAATATTCCCTCGACCACCCCTAAAACGTGCGTTCCTTCTTTCGGAACTGCTGGAATTTTTAATTTTCTGGTCGTGTTTCCGTTTGGGCCAGAAGTTTCCTCGATAAGACCATCGTGCGCGTCTAATGCGACATAAGCAAAATTTGCATCCAAATCAATCGCTTTTATTTGATACGGGTATCCGCCTGCATTTGAATTTTTAGAACTCTTAACTAGATTATTGAATATATTTGGTATTCGCATATTTTCAATTTTGAGTCTTGTCTTCTACTGAAAAGCCGTCGGCTGAAACCGATATTACGATTTCGTCTAAACGTCCGTACGATGTAATGTCGTATCGTTCCACTTTACGCTTAAGGTAACGCTTGAAAAACCTGTCTCCTCCCACCTCAAGTGGAGACATTCCTGTGGTGTAAATTTTAAGATCTGGCTTTGCTGGAGGGCCAACGATAGACCCGTTCGCTACGACGCGAGTATAAATCGCCACGTCAAAAATCATTGGTGTTGTTTTCTCAATTTTTTTTAGTTGCGCGTCTTCCGCATACACTAATGTCTCCCGATAATCTCCGAGCCGCTTTACTAAATCAATTCGCCATCCGCCTCCTGTTGTTCCGTAAGCAGTAACCGTGCATTTTACAAAGCCGTTCCCTAAATCCTGATAAGACGGAGCGGGAAAAATGTAACAGGCAGGAATAGCCGACTGGGTGATAGCGACAGAAACACGCGAGTCTTGTTTGACAAAATTTGGGGCAGAAGCCCTAGTCCCCAAATCTGGTTTAAAAATATCCCCTTCTTTAAAAGAATCATACTTCGCCGTGCTTGTTCGGCATATAAAGTCTTGCTTTATCCTGACCAAACCGCTCCGAAATGTATCGACTGTTGAGTTAGCTTGTGCAATCCATCCTTCATCTCCGTAATATGTGTGCCCATTCATAATTAAATTAAAGCTGCAACCGGTAGTTTCGGTTCAATTTTTGTAATGAGATCGAGAATTGCTTGAACCATTGAGTCAAGCGTGTCTTTCGGGGTTTTTGCTGGCCCGCCACCAGGTGTTCCAGC